GCGTTCGTACACGAAACTTGCGTCGCTGTGCCGCAAGGATTTTGAGACTCGATCGAAGACACAGGAGGCGGCGACGTGAACAACCCCGAAGAAGTCCGTGAATGGGCCGCGTCCCTGCTCGACGGTGATCTGGCGAAATACCTCGCCAACGCCGTGCTCGAAGGGTCGCCGCCGGCCTGGGGCGACGCCGGCGGCTGGGAAGATCACATCGCCAGGAGTGACTTGTGGCTCCTGGCCCACGCACGGTGGCGACTGGACCAGCGAGTCATTGCCGGCGTGCATGTCTGGCTCCACGGACGTGGCGTCCGCGTACACTCATCCGAGCGGAGCCTGGACGTGTTCTGCGTCGACATCTACGAGTTCGATCGAGTGCTCAAAGAATGGGAGGACAAGCAGTGAAACTCAAAATCGAAATCACGGCGACCGAGAAGGAGGCCCTGCGACGGGCAATCGCGGGGCTCGCGGCCGACGAGGCCAAGAGGTGGCTCGGACGAAAGCGACCGAGCAAGATTCAGTTGGCGTGCGAGAGTCTGTACGAAAAAATCTTCGAGAGAAAGGTGGTCTGACATGAAGGCCAGGAGAGTCTCAATCAAGAACCAGACAGCCATCCTCGTGGAGGGAGTAACTCACGCGGGTGGCGGCGCGAACCCTAAGGACGGGATCGCGATCGTCGCCGGGGGCCGCGCCGCGAGGTGCGATTGGGTCGTTGTAAAAACGGCTTGCCGCTGGGAGAGGCAGCCGGACGGGAGCCTTAAATACATCACGATTCCAGGCAGCGTTCAGGTTCACGGCGTCCGGGCAAGTGAGGCTGCGGCTTACGCCAACGCCGGCCGGTTGCCGGGAGGGGCCGTTGTTCGAGTTGAAGAAGAGGAGGGCAAGCGATGATCCAAGACCCACAAGGCAAGGGCCGACCTGTCTATACGCATTACGGCAACAGCGTGACGGTTCACCTGCCACGGCAGGACGGCTCTTATGAGTACGAGGCGACTTACGCGACCGTAGAGGGCATGATGGAGCACTATCCTGACGCCGTGAAGAATATCGAAAGGCGAAGCGAGCCAAACCGGCGACGGCACCCGGACGTCCACTACCGGCCGGCGGGCTGCGGGGCGTACTGCCGGAAGTACCTCGCCCCGGAGGCGACGCTGAAGGCGGACCAACTCGGCAACGCGAAGACGACGACAGACGTCGCCAAGGTGACTTGCAAGACTTGCTTGAAGGCTATTGTTTTTGTCACACGGAGGATCGCATGAGTTATCGCACCGCAAGAGTCGTCCTGAGTTCTCTCGACACCATCGCCCCCGGCAGCATCGTCCGACTGGGCAACCGGCTGCACAAGGTTGTGACGCCAAGAATCTTGGAGGACTGTCTGACAAGGGAGTGGGTCTACGATGCGTCTTTGTACGGATACACCGACGCCAAGCCAGTGACGGTCGAGTTCGTTTCACCACCGGAGAGAAAGTAATGAACATTCTTTTTTTGAACGAAGAGCAATCACAAGTGATCCCCGCTCTCGCGAAGGCGATGGCGGACGCCTCCTTTAAGTGCGCCGCCGACGCCGAGGCGGAGGGAGACCAGGAAAAGCGAGAACACTTCCTTGGTAAGCAGAAGCAGTACGAGTCTCTGTGCGGCTCGCTTCAGCACTTCAACGACGTCGACGACACCGCTTCGTTCTACTTCTCGACGCCGCTCGGGAGGGCTTATCTCACGGCAGCGTTCGTCGCACTGCGGCTGCGAGTCGGGCTCGGGTACGCCTGGAATAAGTACGTCAAGCCTGAGTTTGAATCGCTGGAGGAGGCATGACCATCTACGTCGTCGTCACGAAGCTCGAAAGCGGACGGCCGTTCATGGCTCAGTTCGCCGACCGCGAGTCGGCCGCCGAGTGGCAGCGGGCCAACGGAGGCGAGATTTGGAAAAAGGAAGTCGGCGGAGAATGGCAGAAAGAAAACGATTGACCAATACACCCTCATCGGAGATAATCCACCAATGACCCCTGGAGTAAAATTCATGTTGCCCAAAGACGCAATCTCAACTCGCGACGCGGCGAAGGTGCTCGGCATGAGCATGAGTCACGTTCGGACGCTCGCCAGAAAGAAGCTCCTCAAGGCCGTGGCCTGGGGGCCGACGCTGGCGTTCTCGCTCGCCGACGTGAAGGCCTACGGCAAGGCAAAAGCCGACGGTCGAAAGAAGGGCAAGATTCGAGGCGCCCACCCGGGCGGCTTCAAGCCTGATCTTGTGTCATAGTTGAAAAAGGCCTATTTCTTGCGGGATTTAGCCCACTTGCAATGCACCTAGCTCGGTGCTATACTTGGGGCAGTTCGAGACAACAAACAAGGAGAGTCAAACCCATGTCAGCCTTCGTCGTCAGCAAAAAGCACGTCGCCGCCCTCGCCAACTTCGCCGTCTCCCATAAGGTCTGGCTCGGCACCCGCTCGGCCGGGAGCGGCGACTTCGAGTCGATCTACCAAACCCTCGCAGCCGAGAATGTCCGCTCCGTCTGTCACCGCTACGCCGATGAGAAGGCGGAGAACTACGCAGACTTTCTCAAGCCTTACGGTCGCAACACGATCCTCTACACGCCGGTCGCTGTGATCAAGTTAGCTCAGTGCCTCGACTACCAGTCGTGCGAGACGGACGACTGGGAGGACGCCCAGGCGTGCCGCATCCTGAAGAGCATCATCACCGCCGCGATCAACGCCCTCCCCGGATACGAAGAGGCCCCGTGGGCGATCTCTTGACGCCAAAGTACGGATTCGAGTACACACTCACCCCCAACAGGAGACAGGACAGTGGAACACGTCAACTTCCAAGAGTTTGCAAAACGCTACTGCGAGCGGCAGGAGAGCACGCCCGACGAGCTTGCCGAGGTTCTTCGGCATCGCCGGCGGCTGTTCAGTCCGACCGGATTCGTCCTGCTCGAATGCCAGGACTTCGCAAGCAGCCGCCTGGGTAGCTACACGATCCAGCCCTACGGCGGGCTCGCGACTCTCCGGGAGATTCCGGATCGCCCCATCAGCCCGCGAGGACTCGCGAGCGACATGAGCGTCGTTGTAGCCGTCATCACCGCAGAGGAGGTGCCTTCGTGAACTCGATCCATGTCATCCATCCGCGATGGGAGGACGGCGCCCTCGTGTTCGACGACCCAGCCGTGGGTCTCGTCCGCGAGCCGTTCGTGGCCGGCGCGGACGTGGCCCTCGGGCTCCTGGCACAGAGAGTGCCCGGGTGCTCAAAGGCGTTCACGGTGCTGTTCAGCGGGTCGCCATTCCCAGGGCATCAGGCTCGCATGGAGTGGCGTCGAGAGGAGCACGGCGGCAACTGGTACTGGTGTGAGCAGCTTGGATTCGAGGGCTGGCTGTGCCCTGCATTGCTCAAGTATTTCGCCGAGGCTCCGCAGGAACTGTTTCTCGAAATCAGGAGGACCGAGACTTGAAAACAATCCGCGAGCACGAGTATCGAGTCAGCGAACGCGTCGTCATTCGGGCCGGAGAGTCCTTCCGCGCGAAGGGCGGTCCGTACTGGAAATCCAGCGATGGAACGAAGGTCCGCCTGTCTTCGAGCGGGCCCTTCAAATTCATCGCCTACGTCAGGCGAGGCGCCGTCGGCTGGATCGAGTGCGTGGACAAAGAAGGCTGCTTCGCGGTGCTCCACGTCGAGGGTCGCCGCAAGCGAATCGACTGCTCGCTCGTGGCTCGGCCGTACACAATCACCGGGAAAAAGCGGGCTATCGCAAAGCCTTGACAATAGCTGTTGATTTTCTACAATGTCTGGACAAGTGAACCTCAACCACACGGAGACGATTGAAATGAGCGAGATCAAAAACAAGCTGTGCCTTCACGCCGGTGCCGCCCTGGTCGACCGCGAAGCGGTCAACGCGGTGGCAACTCCGGAACCGACGATCTCTATCAAGAACAGGTTGTGGCAGCCGGTTGCCCACGGTGCCGTGATCGACGCGGTCGAGAACTCGATTCTCGGCAGCGGCCTGTCGATCGCCGATCGGGCTTTCGCGTTGACGAAGGACGGGTCGAGGCTGTTTGGTCTGATCACGCTCGGCAGTGACCAGCCGGACTACGCGGTGACGATCGGCTTGCGAAACTCGCATGACAAGACGTTCCCGGTGGGCCTCGCCCTCGGCTCTCGCGTCTTCGTGTGCGACAATCTCGCATTCAGTTCGGACGTGAACATCGCGTCGAAGCACACTCGCTACATCTACGAGAGGCTCCCGCGTCTCGTGGCGGACGGCGTGTCGCAACTCGTGTCTCATCGGCAGAACCAGCACCGTCGGATCGAGGCCTACAAGGATTTGGAGATTCGCGGACAGGCCCACCTGCATGACCTCGTGCTCCGGGCCTACCGGGCTCAGGCGATCCCGGCCCAGGCGATCCCGCGAGTGATCGAGGAGTTCGAGGCTCCCCGTCACCCGGAGTTCGTGGCCCCGACGGGCTGGTCTCTCTTCAACGCGGTCACGGAGACCCTGAAGGAGTACGGCGATCTCCAGCGTCGGACTCAACGCCTCCACGGCGTCATCGACGCGGAGGTTGGCCCCCAGTTGCTGGCGTTGTAGTTTTAATTTGTACGGACACGGGCACCGGCGGGGTTGGCATGAGGCCTCCCCGCCGGGCCGCCCCTAACACACGCAAGGAGATACCAGTGAAGAAAAAAAAGCACAGCCCGTTCCAGTGGCCTTTTTCGCAGTGGCGTCAGACGTGGATCGCCGAGGGGGACAGACTTGTCGCCGAGGCCGAGGAGCTTGTGGGCGAGGGCGCCGCGAAGCCGTCCCGGTACGAGCAGGCGGCGAGGCTGTACCTCAAGTCTGCGGGCTTCTACCGACGGGCAGGTCTCGGCCTGTGTTCCGCGACGAGCTACCAGGACGCCGCCGACTGCTACTCGCTGCTCGGCAAGCATGACGAAGTCGAAGCGTGCGAGAAGAAGGCCGACGCAATCCCAGTTTATTACGAGGAGGAAGTTTAAATGCACTACGCACAGTTCTTCTCGATGGCGGACTATCGCGGGCTCCCGTCCGCGAGCGTCGTCGAGATCGAGGTGGTCGGGCCAAACACAGCCGCGACCGACGAGACAATCGTTCGGTATGGCGGTTCGGCCAGCTTCGTCTGCAACGTCAAGTCTCGCGAGCTTTTCGCGACTCCCGAGGAAGCGGCCGAGCGATTGATCGAGAGGATCGAGGAGTATCGTGCTGAGATTTCACGAGGCTTGGATCGGCTCGTCGAAAAAATTCGTTCGAGCCACTTGCAAGACCCCGCAGTCGTCGGTTAGTCTCCGCTCTCAATAAACAAAGTACGGATACAAGTAGGTAGGCAAAGACATGGACGTCTCCCAGGCATGGGGGCACCAGCGGTCCGCCCAGGACTGGCTGATGCCTCGTCGTTTCGGTCATTTGAACCATGAGGTCGGCTGCGGAAAAACCCGCACGACCCTGATGGCCCTGGCCGACAAAAAGATCATTCTGGTCGTCTGCCCGATCGCCGTCGGGCCCGCCTGGGCGAAGCAGGGCAGGCTGTTTGACGGCGGCCGTCGGTTCGTCGTCGCCGTGAAGGGCACGGCGGCACAGCGGATCAAGGCGATTCGCGACGGGCTCGCCGTCGGCGGGCCGGTCGCGATCGTCATCAACTACGACTCGATCTACCGTGGCGACATCGGCAAGCTGATTCAGGCAACGGCCTGGGACGCCATCGTCTGCGACGAGTCTCATCGGATCAAGTCGGGGAGCAGCCGCGCCTCGAAGTTCCTCTGGAAGCTGGGCAAGGCCCGGCCGGAGGCGAAGCGTATTTGCCTCACGGGGACGCCGACGCCAAACAATCCCCTCGACTGGTTCGGGCAGTTCCGCTTTCTCGACGACTCGATCCTCGGCACGAGCGAGCGGGCCCTCCGAGAGCGGCTTTGCGTCCTTCATCCGCAGTACAAGGGCTGGATTCTCGACTGGAAACGCGAAGGCCTCCAGGCCCTCGCGGCCAGGATCGACGAGCACGTTCACCGCGTCCAGGCAGCCGACGTGCTCACGCTGCCGGAGGCGATCCACACGCATATCGACATCGAACTCAACTCCGTCGTCCGGGCGTTCTACGACGTCCTCGAAGAGGAGATGATCGCACGGATTGCGAGCGGCGAGGTCGTCACGGCAGCGAACAGGATGGTCGTAACTGCACGTCTCCATCTCGCCGCGAGCGGACACGCGAAGCCCGACGACGGCGATCGATTTCACCGCATCTGTGGAGAGCCCGACAAGCGGGGCTGGCTTAAAGACTGGCTCGAAGACTTCCCGTTGAGAGAGCCGCTCGTCGTATTCGTTCGGTTCCTCGAAGACTTGAGAGAGGTGGCCGAGGCTTGCGAGGCGTCGGGACGGACGGTCTCCCTCCTCTGCGGGCATGCGAAGCAACTTGAGGAATGGCAGGACGGCAAGACGGACGTGATCGTCGTCCAGCAACAAGCAGGCGGCGCGGGCGTGGACCTCACCAGGGCCAGCTACTGCGTCTTCTACAGCTTGAGCCACTCGCTCGGCGACTTCGAGCAGGCCGTCGGGCGTCTTCACCGTCCAGGGCAGACGAAGTGCTGCCGCTACTACCACGTCGTCGCGAAAGACACGATCGACGAATCGATCTACCGAGCTTTGAGAGACAAGGCGGACGTCGCCGAGTCTGTGTTCAGTCGTCTTACACGGAGGGTTGGCGCCCATGCTGGTTATTAGTACGGAAACGGGTATTCGGATTGATTTCGACATGACGAACGAGGACTACCACGCCGAGAAGACTCACAAGAGTCGCTCGCAGGTTCACCGCTATCGCGGTCCTCGCGGCGGTCGCGCGCAGCGGTACGCGGAGGTCGAGAAGAAGTCGCTGTTCGGCGGCAACTCGGCCACCTCGTTCGGCTCGCTCGTCGACGCCGCGTTCGAGGCCGAGGTGCGGGGTATCGACTGGAGGAAGCGTTGCATCGTGCCACCCCCGGACGCTCTCGCGGCCGACGGGTCGCGGCGGGGCAATGCGTTCAAGGCCTGGAAGGCCAGCCTCCCGGCCGGAGCCGTCGAATGCAACGAAACCGACTTCGGCAAGGTCGGAGACATGGTCGCATCACTTCGCGAGCACCGACTCGCAAACGAACTGATGGAGGCCGTGACTCACTCCCAGCTTTCGGTGTTCCGCGAGGACAAGAACGGCCACCGACTGAAGGCCCGCGCCGACGGCGTGACCGCGACGGAGTGGTTCGACCTCAAGACCACGTCGAGCGAGTGGCATGAACTGAAGTGGAGCTTCAGGAGATACGGTTACGACTGGCAAGCGGCTTGGTACACCGACGCGGCTATCGCAGCCGGCTGGAAGCCGTTCACGTTTCGCTTCATCGTCGTGCAGACGTTCGCTCCCTACGACGTGAAGGTCGTCTCGTTGACACCCGAGGCGGTCGACCGTGCTCGCCAAGAGATTGACGAGACGCTTTACGAAATGCGTCGTCGCGAGGAGACGGGCGTGTGGGCGCCCGACTCGTACCACGAAGAAGAAGTTTTGGACCTTGGTTGATTCAGCGAGGGAACCCGTCCGCGTCGCGGCGGTGTTGTCTCTCGTTATGGTTGGTAGGCAATTTGGAGTTGACTCATGTCGACAGCAATTGCGGTTCCTGGTTCGTTCCGTGCTCTCTCGCCCAACAGCGAGATCGCGGAGGTCATCGCGGCTAATCTCGGTGGCGGGTCTCTTCGCCGCTCGGACTTGACGTTCGTCAAGATTCCGACCGGCGGCAGCACCCGGTGGGTGTGGAGTGTCGCAGGCAACGAGTTCGCCGAGAAGGCGATCGTCGGCCTGTGTGTGGTGGCGACGCGGACGGAGTTCAATCTCTGGCCGCAGACGACTGCGAAGCCGGGGAACCTCCCGTACCTTCGCAGCCTCGACGGAGTGACGGGTCACAAGGTCGGCAGCGACCACGGTGATCTCGACCTCAAGGTGATCGAGGCCGCGAAGAACGCGGACGGGACCTATCGCTGGAAGGACATCCCGTACTGCCAGTGGCAGGACAGGAAGCCGCCGCGTGCAAAGCCGAGCCGCGTGCTCGGTGTTCTCCGCGAGGATGATGCCTCGCCGTTGTTCGTGCAGGTTTCGCCGACGAGCCTCAAGCCCGTCGAAGACTTCCTGCGTGCTCTCGCCGCTCAGTTCGTCCCGCACTACCGTGCGGTGGTCGAACTGACGCTGGAGAAGAAGAAGGGCTCGAACGCCGACTACGCCGCCATCGTGCTGCGTCATGTCGGCACCGTGAGCCAGGAGGACGGTGAGCGGGCCAAGGGCCTCTTCACGGCTCCCCTGACGCCCGTGCTCACCGGGGGCACCTCGCCGGTCGCCGCCCGCGTGGCGGACGACTCGGCCGTGCCTTTCTAGGCAATTGTACGGATACGGGCCCCGGGCAGCACTGGGCTGCTCGGGGCCGTTCCGTCTCATTCAAGGAGGATTTTCGCAATGGAGTACAAGGCAGAAGAAGTTTTCGCAGCGGCCGCAAGTCTCGCGGCCCGGGGGTGGAAGGTCGTGAAAATCTACGGCCTGCGAGACGATCTCTCATGCACATGCGCTCGCGGCAAGAGTTGCCCGTCGGCCGGCAAGCATCCCGTGGAACATGAGTGGCAGACTCACGCGACCGACGACGAGAACACAATCGCCGGGTGGTTCGAGAACATAAACGCCAACGTCCGCTGGAACATTGGCGTCCGGCTCGGCCCCGCGTCTGGGATCATCGACGTCGAGGCTGACGACGAAAACGCCTTGCGGGTCATGCGGGAGTTCGGCCTCGACCGAATCGACACTACGGCCTACATGGGCTCGCGAGGTCCTCACTACCTGTTTGAGTACCAGGAGGAGATGCCCGCGAGCGGCGTCGTGAAAGTCGACGGCCTCGAAGTCCGGATCGGCGGAGGCGAGAAGGGGACGCAAAGCGTATTCCCCATGTCCTGGCACCGCACCGGCGTTCAGTACCAGTGGCTTCCCGGCCGATCGCCGGACGACGTGCCGCCCGCCAGACTGCCGGCGAAGTTCCTGGAGAAAGTCTTTCAAAAGAGTCGCCAAGGAACCGGCGGCGCCGTTGCCCAGGCTCGCGAAGTCTGCGCCGGTGGCGTCGACGGTGAGGTGCAGAAGGTCGCGACAGGCGGCCGCCACGCGTTCCTTGTCGGGCTCGCGTCTCGATATTGCTGGCTGATTCGGCCGGAGTACACCGAGGCCAATAAGCTGGAAGTCATCGACTGGATGCTCTCCCAGAACGATCGCCACTGCGTCCCGCCCAAGTCTCGCGAGGAGGTGGTCTCGATCGTGAACAGCCAGTTTGATTTCTACATGACGAGAGCCGAGGAGCGGCGGGCCCGTCGGCCGCTGGAGAGGATCGGGCTCGTGTACAACGCCGAGACAGGCGAGTACGAGCCTGGGCAGTGGCGGCTGGCGGTCATCCATAGCGACCCGAAGAGCTACAGGCTCTCGATCCTGCACCCCCGTGTTCGCGGAGAGCGAGTCAACGTCTTCGTCGACGCCCACACGCTCAGGTCATCGAACCTGATGGCGGACGCGATCCTGGCGGCGACGGGCTCGTTTAACCCCTCGAACCCGTCCAAGACCTCCTGGGCGAAGACTTGGGACGGAGAGAGCACCCGCGAGGAAGGCGGGCCGTGGCGGCATACCGAAGGCCTCCTGGTCCGGCTGCTCGAAGACTGTGAGGAGGAGTTTCCCCCGGCAGAGTGCAGGACGTACTCGCGGACGGCAGGGTATCTCCTGGGCTACCTCAAGCGGTTCGAGGCGTCGAACAGCGACGACGACGAACTGGCGGAAAGCGGGACGCCGAAGTGGATCAAGAACAAGCGGTCGGGCAAGGACGAGTTGCTCCTCAAATGGGAGTCGACCTGGGAGTCAGTCCAGAAGCGTTGGCCGTTCATCACGAACCGAGACGTGGTCGACCTGCGTCGGCGGCTCCTGAACGCCGTGAGCCCCGGCCTGGACCGGTTCCAGGACCGCCTGGAGACGATCGGCGGACACCGCTCTCGGTGGATCGTCTGGACGGAGGACCACCTCCGCGCCCTGGAGAAGCTGTCGATCGAGTGAAAAGAACTTTTCCCTATATAGGGACCCTACAGACCCAGCCAACTCAAAATCTAAAGTTCAAAGTTCAAACACACCATTTTCGGGTCAGAAGTCTTTTTGAGATAAGGGTTTAGGGCTCCTATATAGAGAGAACTTTGAGTCTTTTTCTTAGGTTCAGGAAGTTCATTTTTCGAGGAGGTGGGCAAGATGGCGAGGATAGAGAGGTGGATTGGTGGACCTGGGACGGGAAAGACTCGCCTCATCCAGGGCGAGTTGACCGCCAGCCGCGAGGCTCTCGGCCTCTCGACTGCGGAGGTCGGGTGCTGCACCTTCACCCGCGCCGGCCGAGCGGAGCTTTCCGAGCGAGTAGCTGCGGCCTGGGGCTGCGAACCAGAGGCCCTGACTCGTCACGGCTGGTTCAGGACAGCCCACTCGATCGCGTTCAAGCAGGCCGGCGTCGAGGACGGCCGGCTCCTCGAAGGTGGTGACGGTGCCGAGTGGATCGGCGACGCGATCGGGCAGAAGATCATCGCCAAGCGGAACCAGGACGGGGAGACGGAGTTCGAGTCGGGCGAGGGCAACAACTCCGCCACCCTCTCGCTCAAGGCCTGGGAACTCGCCCGCCAAACCATGACAACGCTCTCCAGCGTGATCCAACTCTGGTCGAGCATCGGAGACGAGGCCCCCATGCTCCGCGAGGCCCAGACGATCGTGGACAAGTACGAGTTGGCGAAGACTCGCGAGGGGCGGCTCGACTTCACCGATCTCGTGAGCCTCTACGCCGGCGTCAAGCACACGACCCGCGAGGGGCCCGTCGAGGTCGACCCTGTCGGCGAGGTGCCCGAGTCTCTCAAGGTCCTCGCGATCGACGAGGCTCAGGACTCGTCCGCGATCGTCGACCGCATCTGCCGTCGTCTCGCGTCGTCGCCCAACATGGAGCGAGTCCTGATCGTTGGAGACCCGTACCAATGCCAGCCCGCAGGCACGCCCGTGCTCACTGACAGCGGGTATAAGGCGATCGAAGAAATCGACCCCGAGACGGACCGGGTCGTGGCCTACAGCAAGAAAGAGTCTCGCGTTTACCGCAGAACGAAGTTTCAGAAGGCCTGGAGGGAGGTGGACTCATCGTCGCTGTTCGAGATCACGTTCAGCGACGGCACGAAAAGCGTATGCACGCAGAATCATCAGTGGATCGTCAGGACGAAGAAGCGGAAGGCTTTCGCGACGTACCTGATGAGGAAGGGCGGCCGATTCAGGATCGGCACGGTCCAGATGTTCGCCACGCACAGCAAGAGTTGCTCAGACAAGAACGGCGACTTCCGGCTGAAGTTTCGCGTTAACCAGGAATCGGCCGACGCGGCGTGGGTCCTCAAGTTCTTCGACACTGACAGGGAGGCCCGTGTTTACGAGCAAGTTGTTTCGTTCAGGTTTGGAATTCCCCAGGTCACTTTTCGGCCTCCCTGCGGGAGCAAAAATAACCTCGATTCAGAGTTCATCGAGTGCGTGTTTGCAACGCTCGGAGACCTGACGGCGAACGCCGAGAGGTGCCTTGCGTCTCACTATCTGTCGCTCGATCTCCCCTTCCTGGAGAGAGCGGACAGGAGCAAGAACGGCTCGAAGGCTTGCCGAAAGGTCTACGCGGCGAACCTGCTTCCGGACATTCACGTCGTCCCAAAGCTCAACGGAAAAGAGATCGAGTGGGTCGGCGTCGATTCGATTCGCAGGTTCCCGCCCGGCGAAAAAGTCGTCGTCTACAGCCTGAACGTCGAAAAGCATCACACCTACGTCACCGAAAACGGGATCATCACTGGGAACTCGATCTTCGGCTTCGGCGGCTCCGACTTCCGCCACTTCCTCTCGTGGGACGCCGTCGAGAAGACGATGCCGCAGTCATACCGGTGCCCGCCTGTCGTGATGAAGCTCGGCGAGGCCTGCATCCGGCAAATGCGATCCGGATATCGCGATCGTGGCATTATCCCCGCAAAGCATGAAGGGCGAGTCGAGCAAGCGTTCGACGTCCACGACGCGATCTCGAAGATCAGGCCTGACAAGTCTGTCCTGATACTCGGCCGGTGTGCGTTCTCGCTCGCTGACTACGAGTCGCAACTCACGTCCTCCGGAATCCCATACTCGTGGATAGACGCATCCCCAGGCGGCTCCGCATTGTCCGGATACCGGTGCCTGTGGGACCTCGAACACGGTGAAGTCGTGAGCGGACAAGAGTGGGCGGCCGCCGTCTCGATCCTCGCTGTGAAGCACAAAGAACTCGGCAAGCTCCTCGCTCACGGCGAGAAGACGGCCTGGGCGAAGGGCAGCCGATCCGACATCGATCTCGTCCTCCCAGTCCCTGAGTACATGACGATGGCGGGGTGCGAGCAGCCGCTCATCGACCTGATCAAGTCTGGGCGTTGGGCCGAGGCGATGGACACGAAGCACGCCGGGAAGGCCGACGCTTGGCGGCGGTGCGCGGCGGCCCACGGCCCCGAGCTTGCGACGAACCCGAAGGTCAGGCTGTCGACGATCCACTCGGCGAAAGGCTGCGAAGGAGACACGGTGATCCTGTCGACCGTGTCGTCGAAGGCCGTCGAGACGGCGAGGCTTTCGCTCGCGGCCCGCTGGGACGAGGAATGCCGCGTGAACTATGTTGCTGTCACCCGGGCGAGAGAGAATCTGGTAGTGGTCGATGACGGAGGCAAATACCGACTGGAGATACCGTGAAAACTCTTTGTGCGTTTCTTCTGACGGCCGGAATCGCGATCGGTGGAACCATTGATCCACGGACGCCAGACTCGAAGCACATCGAATACGGAAAGCACTTCGATTGCGTCGCCAAGATTGGATGCGTTGAGAAAGAGACAGGCATCGACGCCTGGGCCTCGTGTGTGATCATCTCGGAGCACTGGATCGTGACCGCAGCCCACGTTGTCGCCGACGCCGAGGCCTGGACGGTCTACGTTGCTGGAGAGAAGTATCCGCTCGATAAAGTGATCGTCCACGAGGACTTCGCGAGCGGTGGCGTGAGTGACATAGCGATCGGCCATTCCGAAAGAAAGTTTGACATGCCTTTCTTCCCTGGTTTGTACGGACACGAGGACGAGGCGGGGCGTGTCGTCTCAATCTGCGGGTACGGGATTTCCGGGACGTTCGACACGGGTCACGTCGTGAGCGACGGCAAGAGGCGAGCCGGATCAAACGTGATCGACCACGCCGACTCTCGCGGGCTCCTGGTCTGCTCGATCGGTGGCGTGCGGAGGACGGAGCTTGAGTTTCTGATTGCCCCAGGAGACTCAGGGGGGGGACTGTTCATTGGAAGCGAACTTGCGGGCATCAACTCGGTCGTCATGGCCGTTGGCCGCTCGCCGACGTCTCGGTGGGGCGAAGAGTCGGGCCACACTCGAATCAGTGCGTACAAGGAGTGGATTCGTGAGCGAACAAAATAGCGGACTGCTCTTCGAGATCGCCCCCGAGGAGAGAGACGGGCAGTCGAAGAAGCAGGCGAAGCGAGCCCCAAAAAAGGCGGAGGCTTTTGTCTCGACGGCGACCGAATGGGTGCCGGCCGACGCAAAGGGCTACCTCGCCTCGATCGACGGGCACTACTCGTGCGACAAGTGCGGGATCACTCTCCTGGACCTTGTCGAGGTCAGGAAAGTCGACGGCCACGAGAAATGGCTCGTGACTTGCGGGTGGTGGTGCATGCACTCATGGCTCGTCGACCCTATCCCCGGCCTGCTCGACGAGCAGGACCGCAGGGACACGCAGGCGGAAGTGTTTCGCGTCCGCGAAGGCCTGTTTGCAGGGAAGACTTTCGACGAGATTTCGGGGACTGAAGTCGGACTGATGTACATCCAGGGGCTTGTGAAAAAGTCCAATCGCACAGTCTTGGCGGAAGCCGCCGCAAAATGGTTGACAGAATCTAAAGTCCGGATACAGTAACCCAACGCCACGGATTGGTGTGTATGGCCGAGAGGCCAGCGCAACGGAATGGCTGGCCTCTCGGCCTTTTTCTTTATGCCTGAAATCCTCGACAACTGGACTGTCGCTCAAGCCTGGGAGCACTGCTACGGCTCCCGGCCCCGCCCTCAGCCCGAGGACGTCGTCGAGTCTGAATTGTGCGAGATCGACGCCGTCATCGCGGGCTACTTCGGCGACGAGACGACCGAGGGCCGGAAGAAGGCCGCCGCAGCACTTCACTACCTTGAGCCCAGGCTCCTCCGCTCGCAGCTTCCCCCCGGCCCGGCTGAACGGCAACGTCAGCACGTCGCCGAGGTCGTGAGCGATTGCGTCGAGGAATACTGCGGGCTGCCGCATAGCTGCTACGAGAATCTCCTGAGTTGCCTGCGTCGATGGGAACTTGAGCAACTCGACGCAGACGACTGGGAACTCATTTATGAGTCGCTCGGCACGAGCGGGAAAAACTGCACAGACATGCTCGTTTGGAATTTCTACAAGTTCGCACAGTCCCACGTCCTGTACTCAGATTGGAGCTAGTCATGCCGCAAGGCAATCCGCAGGTGATCGAGTCTCTCCAGTCGTCTCTCCGCATCCACTGGGCGGCAGTCGAGGCGTACCTCTCCCAGAGCGTTCACTTCGCGACCTGGGGTTATCCAAAGCTCGCAGCGAAGCTCGCCGAAGAGGCTGAGGGCGAGACGGCTCACGCGAAGCGTCTCATTGAGCGGCTGGAGTTTTTCAACGTCGCCCCCGACTCCGATCACGATCAGGCAATGTGGCCCCGCCACGACTTCCTGGGGACGCTCGAATCCAACTACGAGATGGAAACTCAGGCTGCGACTGTCGAGCGGAGCGGTTTTACGATTGCCCTGGCGTCAGACGACCCGGTCTCGGCTGAAATTTTCAGGGCGAACCTCGCTTCGAGCGAAGCCTCGCTCATCGAGATCGAGGCGATCCAGGAGATCATCGGGCAGATCGGAATCGACAACTATTTGGCGAATCTGACGTGATTCACGTCGGCGACTGCTGCGAAGTCCTCGCCAAGCTCCCCCGGGAGAGCGTGGACCTCGTGGTAGCCGACCCGCCGTACAACATCGGCATCGACTACGGACAGGGCAAGAAGGCAGACCGAAGGAGCGACTACTGGGAGTGGTGCCGGAAGTGGATTTGCCTCTGCAACCGGGTCCTTAAACCACACGGGTCGATCTGGATCATCAGCGGTCAGGAGCACGGGGCAGAGATCGATCTGTCACTGCAACTGGAGGGACTGACGGTGAGGAATCGAATCACTTGGCATGAGACGTTCGGCGTCTACTGCCACAACAAGTTTGGGCGCACGTCTCGCCCGGTCTTCTACGCGGTGAAGGACTCGAAGCACTTCACGTTCAACAAGCAGGCCGTCACCGTCCCCTCGGCTCGCCAGGAGAAGTACGGCGACCGCCGCGCTGCTCCAGGTGGCAAGCTCATGGGAGACGTATGGCAGATCAATCGAGTCTGCGGCACTTTCAAAGAACGGATACGGGGAGTGCCGACGCAACTCCCGTCCGAGCTTGTCCGCCGGATCATCGGCGTGTCGAGCAATCCTGGAGACACGGTGCTCGACCCGTTCGCCGGCAGCGGCACGACGCCTGTCGTCGCTAACGAGATGGGCCGCGAGGCGATCGGCATCGAACTCAATCCCGACTATGCGGAGATCGCAAACGAAAGAATCGGGCACGTTGCCCAAGGGTTGGCTTAGTCACTTACTGGAGGGTTTAGTGATGAAGATTTCTTGTCTTGAAAACTGGTCGGTCGCCGACGCGTGGAGGAGTTGCTACCGCGCAGAGCCAAAATTCCCCCTGAAGCCAAGGACGCAGAAGACTAGCGATTACACGGACTGCGATCACGCAGTCGCACGCTGTTTCGGAAGGATTACGAAAGACAGTCTTGCGAAAGCGGACGCGGCCATCCGGACAATTTACCCAAGGCTGGTTCTTTGCCCCCTCCCAAGCGCGGCGACGACTCCGGCGGAGTCGATCAACTACCTGAAAACCGTAGTCCCTAAGATCGTCGAGAAATTCGCGAGAGAAGAAGCGATACCGAAAAGCGAATGGCGAAGGACGGTAGCTGCCCTGAAGCGTTGGGATATGCACGGAGTCGACTACTGGTTCCTCGTCTGGGACGCACTGGGCGTGGGGCACAGGGACACAATGGAACTTGAGGACTTCTACAAGTTCGCGGGGCTGATGCTGCAATACACGGAACACTCCGACGGCTGACATGACTCTGGCTGCATAGTACGGACAAAAGCACAGGCAAGGAGGCCGCAATGCCATTAGTTGTTGCAGTTTGGCCCAATGATTCAATCAGCGTAATTCAGTGCCCCGCCGGCTTCACTATGGTTGACCTCTTCTGGACCCTTGACGAAGAAGCCGATCCTACGATCGCGAAACTGTATTTGATCAAGCCAGAGGAAGGGTGGTCTCACGCGACATTTGATTTTGAGCGATGCGAGGATCAGCCTGAGTTTTCGTCTGGCGTCATTCGCGTCGCTATGGGCGGCGGAAAGGTGGACGTCAATTCAGGAAAAAGAAAGAGACTTCACTGGCCCAAGAACATCGTCCGCGATGCGTTCAGGTACATGGGGTGGGCCAAGTTTCCGGAAACAGGAGGTGCGGAAATAAAAACAATGAACGCAGATCAGATTTCCGAAATGCCGGCAGAGCCAGTGAGTCTGCACACGGTACAAGAAATTAGGGCCATGCCGCGATTTTGTGGAGTCTACTTCGCGTTCAACGAGGACGGCTCTTGTCACTATGTCGGAGAGTCGGAAAACGTCCCGGACAGGGTCAAGTCTGCCAGGAAAGAGATTGGCGACAGAAGGATTGGAATTGTTCGCTGCGAGCCACATGAGCGAAGAAGAATTGAGGCATATTTTGTAGCAATGCTGGACCCTCCAGGGAATGGAATTTCTACACACAGGATGCTTGAGTCAGCAAAAGAAAAGGACGCCACCGGCACGGAAGCCAATGTCGGTCAAAACTCTCTCTAAGAAACACATTCAATACCCCGACCTCCTCTCCGAGGACGAAGACCCGTTCTCGACGAATAAGGTCACGGGCTACAGCTTGAACGTCCCGATCATCGGAACGTGCATGCCCACGATTGTCTGCGCAGACACCTGCTACTTCGCTTCCGGCCCGTCGACGTGGACGGCAAGTCTCAGGAAGCAACACAGACTGATGAACTCGATCAAGGCTGATCCCCAGGGCATCGCCGAGAGAATCGTGAAGTCCGCTCGACGAAAGAGGATGACGTTCATCCGCTGGAACGGCGGCGGAGACCTGTTCGAGGAGTCGGTCGTTTGCCTCGACGCCGTGGCCGCCGCGATGCCGGACGTCCCGCAGTGGGTCGTGAGCCGCATTCCGAGGCTCGCGGCCCAGGTCACACCCAGGCCTAACGTCTACTTGCACTTCAGCGTCGACCGCTCGTCGTGGGCTCGGCTCGACGAGTTTCGCGGGCTCGTCCCCGACGGGCTCCAGTGGTTCTGGAGCTATCAGTGCGATGCGGGCGAGCAGCCCACGAGCGGCGACATCGCCCCGGTGATCTTCCGTGACGGCTACGACCCCAAGGGGTCGCCATTGTACGGAAACGATTGCCCACTCAATTCAAGCGAGGACATCACCAACGTCTGCGAGGGATGCAGGCGTTGCTTCAACGGAGGGGCCGTTGAAAGGGCAAAGGAATGCCGTGGATTGTCTACGAGACGAGAAACCTCGTCACCGGATCGATATACGTCGGGGTCTGTAAGACAACTCGACCTAAGTTTGAACTGTACCTCGGAAGCGGAGCCGTCATCCGCCGAGCGGTCCGAAAGTACGGACGCGAGAACTTCGAGCGGACGACACTCATCGAAGTCGAGACGGCCGAGGAGGCGTACTTGATTGAGGCGGCCGTCGTCGACGAGCAGTGGTGTGCGAGAGACGACGTCTACAACCTGAAGACCGGCGGCCGAGGCGGCCACGGCTACAAGATGAGCGACGAGGCGAAGGCCAAGATCAGCGAGTACAGGAAGACCGCGATCGAGCACAACCGGAAGATCAGTCTCGCCCTCACTGGCAGGAAGTTATCCGAGGAACACAAAAGAAATCTGTCGGAGGCGGGCAAGGCAATGCCAAAGGGCAGGCCAGTAAGCGAGGAGACGAGACGCCTGCTTGCCGAGAGGCAGAGGGCGGCCTGGGAGAGGGGTAGGAAGTGCAACAAGGGAGATGGCGCTTGAGTCCACGATAACCAAGTCGATCGTCGCGTCCGCCAAGTCTCGCGGCTGGTGGACCTTCAAGATCGCGGGCGGCCCGATGCAGACGGCGGGCATACCGGACCTCTTGTGCGTGAAGCATGGCCGGGCCGTGTTCCTCGAAGTGAAGCAACCCGGAAAGAAGCCGACGGAATTACAGAAACAGCGGATGCACGAGATCAGGACGGTCGGAGGAGCCACGGCGGAGACCGTGACGAGCAAACAGGAAGCGGAAAGGATTCTCGATGAAAGAGATCAAGCTGGCATGGCATGAAGCCGCGATGGCGAGCGACGTCGGCAGGATGCGACACCTCGCGAGCATTAAGGCCGGTCTCCATGACGCCTACGGATGCACAAGCGAAGGATGGAGCGAGCACATCGAGGGCGCCTGCGGAGAGATGGCGGTCGCCAAGTCTCTCGGCGTCTATTGGGACGGCAGCGTCAACTCGTTCTCCAGAGACGACCTGCCGGGCATCCATGTCCGGACTCGGAGCCGAGCCGACTACGACCTGATCGTCCGTCAGCATGACGCCGACGACAAGCCTTATGTACTCGTGACTGGCAGGTGCCCGAGCTACACGATCCACGGATGGATTCTCGGCAAGGACGCAAAGAAACCGGAGTTTCAGAAGGAGTACGGCGGCAGGGCGGCCGCCTACTTCGTCCCCCAGGCCTCGCTTCGCCCGATTGAGGAGCTTTCCTGATGGGCTGCATCACGTCCAGAAAAAATTGGCCCCCCGAGCCGTCGAAGCGGCCTGTGATCAGGACCGAAAAGAAGATGGTTCTGCGGGATGGCAAGTGGGTGAGCGAGATCGTTGACGTCGTCGACTACACGGTCGACTGGCCTTCGTTGCGATGCTCGGGCTCCAGTCGGTCGGCGATCGAGGACACCTCCGGATACCAGGACAATGCAATCCGAAACATGGAAGACTGAGATTGCCGATATCAACCCTGACGCCCTCCTGGCGGACGGGTTCGAGGACGCGGCCATCGGATACGTCGTCAACCAGCATCACGCCCAGGTCGTCGCCTACGACTACGAGAAGTGTGTAGACATTCTCGTGTCCAGGGACGGAATGACAGATGATGAGGCCAGGGAGTTCCTGGGTTTTAATACGCTCTCAGCTTACGTCGGAGAGAACGGTCCCCTTTTTATTGCGAGGTTTCAAGATGGTGAAGATTGAACGCAAGGTTTCAGCCCCGAAGAAACCTGAGCCGGTGAAGGTCAAGGTCAACAACGATCAAAGTGTGAAGATCGAGAAAAACCGTTGACCAATAGTCTGGATACGGGTACATTGTCGACCGCATGGATGCAGTTGTTCTTACCGTCGGACGCCTCTCTGATTCGGACGCCGGCGTCATCGTGAACTCGATGACGAACCCGGGCTCCGAGTTCCATGAAGAGGTCAAGAATCGCGAGGGCAGCACCACGCCCATCGCGATCATTCGAGACGCCGCGTCGCCGATCGCCGCCTGGGCAGCGACTCACGAGTGGCGTGGGATGCAGACGATCGAGGGCTTCACGCGAGAGCCGTTTCGTCGCCGTGGGCTCGCTCGTGCGGCGACCTCGCTCCTGGCGGCCGCAGGCTGCATCGACACACAGGAGACGGTCGCCGTCTTCGCCCCGTACTGCGTGGAAATCGCACGAAGCGTTGGATGCCGTGACGTTCGCTTGTTCGAGCGTCGCGGGACGGACTGGATCGAAAACTCGTAGAGAAGGAACTCGCGATGAATTTCATCATGCTCATGCTTCTGGCCCTTGCAGGCGAAGGCGAGCCGTGCTCAGTCTTGACTCCCGGCGAGTCTCAACTCGTCGAGAAGACAAACGAGGCTCGAATCACGAACGGCATTCAGCCTCTCGTGATTGACTGCCGACTGATGGGCTCGGCCCGTCGCCATGCACGTCGTCTTGCTAGAGACATGGCTCTCTATCACTCGGCCGGCGTTGCAGAGAACGTCGCAACCGGCCAGCCATTCGCGAGCGACGCCGTCGTCGTGTGGCTCCACTCGCCCGGCCATCGGGCGAACATCTTGAATCGTCGATACAGCAAGGTCGGCGTGGCCGGGTTCGTCGGCCCCGACGGCAAGACCTACTGGGTGCAGCAATTCGCGCCCTGATCGTCCCCTCCGGTGGTTCCGTCCCCGCTGACGTCTGGGTAGGGCGTCGGCGGGGGCGGGCCATTTGAAAAGGAATCCCATGTTCGACTGGTTTATCAGGAGGTTTTTCGGTGGACACGACAATTCGGCGGGACGAATTCGAGAAGCTCTGGCTCACGACAACGCCAACGGAAATGGCGGCGAGGTACGGCATCTCCCGGATGGCGATTTACTACCGAGCAAAATCGTTCGGGCTTCCGACGCGAGCGGAGATCGAGGCGAGCCTGGAGAGCCCAAGCGCCGAGGAAATCCTGGAGCGAGCCGCCGAGGTGCGAAAAAAGTGGTCCCACGAGGAGGAGCAAAGACGCCTCGTCGGAAGCCGGGGGACGGGAAGAAAGTGGATCGCCCCAGAGATCAAGGTCGGTGAAATAGAGGCTCCTTCGTTTTCGAGGATTTGATGAACGTCCAGTCCGAGTCTTGGCTCTCTGGTTCAGTCTCGGCGGCCCTGCCTGCCTCGCGTGCCCTGGCGGCGGACATCGGAGCCAATCGCGGAGACTGGTCTCGCGCCCTAGCGAGCGAGTTTCAAAGCGTCGTCGCCGTCGAGCCCGACGAGCGGGCCTATTCGCTGATTGGCGAAATCCCTCGCGTCTCGGTTGCACCCTACGCGGTCGGCGAGAAGACTGGCATTGGCACTCTTTACCTTCGCCCGAGCCCTGACCAGAACTCGCTGCTCGAAGCACACCCCGTCGGCGCAGGCAGTCAGTCTGAGGCGCCGGTCGTCGAGTCGTCGACCGTCCTGGTTGTGTCGATGGACGACCTGTTCCCCGAAGGGGCCGACTTCGTGAAGATGGACATCGAGGGGGGAGAGGTCGGTGCCCTTCGTGGATGCCTGAAGACCGAAAACTGGAAGCGAACATCGTTCGTCGTCGAGTGCCACGATACTTTTGCGGAAGTCTCTCTTGAGCTTCAGAGGCTCGGCAAGTCTGTCGAGCGAATTCCTCATCCTATTCCTGGGGCTCACCCTGGGCATTGTTGGGCGATTGGGAAATGATCCTCCTCCTCCAGACCTACTCAACCGGCAACGAAGCTCGCGACGCTGAGATCGCCCGGTGCCGGAAGGAGAACGAGGAGTCCGGAGTCTTCGACCGTATCGCGACGGTCGACGGCGACAAGGAGAGATGGACGATCGGCGGACTGATGGACGTGTGCCACAAGGCGTTCCCAGGAGAAGTCTGCGTCGTCGCTAATAGCGACATCATCTTCGACGCCTCGTGCATGCAGGCCGAATCCTTGCTTGAGAAGTGCTCACTGCTTGCGTTGACTCGGTGGGAGTCTCCCAAGACGCCGAGAATGCTCGGCCACTACGATAAAGAGAAGTTCTTTAGCGGCACTCAGGATAGCTGGTTCTTCGTCGGCGATTCGATTCCGTCGGTCGAAATCGAGATTCCGATGGGCCACATAGGCTGCGACAACGTGCTCGTGGGATGGGCGGTGGATAACGGAGTCCGCATCGCGGACCCGGCGTTGTCTCTCAAGACGTTCCACGTCCACGCCGACGAGAGCAGGCCCCATAGGCCGAATGTCTACGGCTACTACGGCTACCCCGAGCTAACCACGGCCGAGCTTTCTCCGTATGTGCTCTGCCACCAATGCGAAGAGAAGGGGTACACGCACCTGTGCAAATTCAACTGAGCCTCGCAGAGATTCAGAGACACGACGTCGACCTGATCCTCAATCCAGACCCCGAGTTCGCCGAAGAGTACGATCGATGCGTCTCGCTCGGCAAGCAGGCGGCGAAGTTCCGCTCCGTCGCATTCGTCGGCATCTGTCGCAATGCGATGCCATTCCTGCCGTTCACTCTCAAGCGTGTCGAGCAGGCCGGGGAAATGTTTCGACACTCGTGGACCTTCCTCTACGAGAACGACTCCACGGACGAGACGAAGGACTATCTCACCCACTGGAAAGAATCGGGGCCTGATCGACACTGCGAGATGCGAAACAACGGACGGCCGCATCTGAACTTCACGAAGGCCGCCGAGAGAACTCACGCCCTGGCCGAGTACAGAAATCAGTGCCGCCTCTGGGTGGCCGAGAAGACAAACGCCGACTACGTCGTAGTCTTCGACACCGATCCCTGGGGCGGCTTCAGCGTCGACGGCATCGCCAACACGATCGGGCACCTCGAAGACTTCAAGGAGTACAGCAACGCTTCGGGCATGGCGAGCTACTCGTGGTGCGAGTGGGGGCCGCCCGTCTGGTCGCAGCCGACTCTTTGCCACTACGACGCATGGGCATGCCGATGGACATGGTGGAAAGAACGCCAGGACATGCTCTGGTTCCATCTCTGGCATCCGCCGGTCGGCTCGCCGCCTGTGAGGATGAACTCAGCGTTCGGCCAACTGGCCGTGTACCGCGCATCGGACTACATCGCCGGACAATACACGGGAGGGGATTGCGAGCACGTTCCATTTCACAAGTCTCTGGGAGGGGATTTTTACGTCAACCCATCATCAAGGGTTGTCTCCTTCTGGATTCCTGAACATGAGCGGCAAGAAGCCGAAGGTCGTCGTATGCACAGCGACGTTCACGAAGATGTGGTTGGCGGGGACGCCGACTCGAATCATCGCCGAGACGCTGAAGATATCAGCGGATCGGTGTGACATCACGCGACGCGAGCTAAAGCTCCCCCGCCGAGAGAGTTGGCATGGCGCCAAAGCGGGGCATCGTAAAGCCTATATTCCCTCCGAGTCCGAGATCAGGCAGAAGTGCCTGGAATTCCAGGCCGGCTGGAGCGAAGAAGAGCGTGCTCGAAGGCGAGTGGGGTGGAAGCCTGAACCTGACCCAGTCGTGAGCCGCTCATTTCCGGACGCGATATTCGAGGTCGACCGCGACGTTTCGACGTTCTTGGAGGACCTCACTGATCGCTGTTAGTCTGGATACAGGTAGGCGACAGACACGGAGGTCGGTCATGCCAGAGGCCAAGAATCTTTCAGTGTGGGAGAAAATCCGCATCCTTCAGGAGTGGGCTCCTGTCGTCTCCTACATCCAGGCTTTCCTGGCAGAGCGGGACACCCACGGCAAGGCAGTGATCGTCGCCGACGCCTGCGAGTGGCTCGCGGCCAAGTCGAAGACGAGTGTCGACGACGAGCTTGTCGGCCACCTGACGGCCGTCCTCAAGTCGCCCCAGGGCGAGTCCCTGCTTCGTTGGGTCTCGGCCAAGATCGAGGGTAAGACGTGATGGACTATGACTTCATTCTTCGCGCCTTCGCCGTTGTGGCGGCTGTTGCTCTCCTGGCGGGCCCCCGTCTGGTGGCAGCCGCCAAGGCGGTCCGGCTCCCAGCCGTCGCCGCAAAAGAAGTAGACCCCCTGGCAGATGCCCACACGATCCTGGAGATCGCCAGCCGGCTCAAGGCCGTCGGCAACGTCAAGGGAGTCGAACTCTGCCAAGCGATCATCGACACCATGCTGGCGGGGGCGAAGAAGTGAACTTCCGGATCATCGCGGCAGTCGCGCTCCTGGCGGTTGGCCTCTTTGGCCTGCCGTCACTGCCCGTGGTCCAGCCAAGTCTCAGTGTCTCGGAGCCCTCTGAAGAAATGAAAACCGCAGTCAAGCCCGTCGTGAAGATCGTCGCGAAGATGAGCCCGATCGACAGGCTCTGGCTCCAGAACATTTATCAGAACTTCGCGAAGGTCGTGGCGGCCGACGGGGTCATCGAGGAGTCGACCATCACGTCGACAGACTCGCTTCGAGCCGTCCACGTCGCCGTGCTCAAGTTCATCTGGAAGGGCATGGCGAATAACTCCCCCTCGAAGTACGAGGGCCTCGCCGACGCGATCGACGATGCGATGAACAGCGTGATCTCGGACGACTCTCGCCCTCTCACGCCCGAGATGCGGAAGTCTACCGTTGATTTGTGCGAAGCGATTGCATGGGCGGGGCTCGGAAAGGACCAGTAAATGTCCGCTCCGTGGAGGCCCCAGGGCTACGTCCCCAATCCGAAGGCTGCCGAGAAATACGTCTCCAGCCTGAAGTGGCCCACCCTCGCCGAGGCGGGCCCGGAACTCAAGAGCGACGACAAGCGTGACGTCGTCCTCTGGCCTGCGATCCTCAAGGTGAAGCCTGACTACTCTCGCGTCGCCCAAGCGATCGGATCGTGCGTTGGGCATGGTTTCGCCGGAAGTATTGACGCCCTGTCCTCGACGGAAATCGTCGTTCACGGAGAGGCTGAGGACTGGCCCGGCCGATGCTTAGAGGCGTCGATCTACAGCCTGTCCAGAGTCGAAGCCAGGGGGCTCACTCGAAATTACGGCGGGGATGGAAGCTACGGAGCCGCCGCAGCGGCGGCCGTGACGCAGTGGGGCTGTCTCCACTACGACGTCGACTACAACGGAACCATCTTCAAGGAATACTCCGGCACCAGAGAGAAGCAGTGGGGTTCGAGCGGCCTCCCCGATGAACTCGAACCGTTCGCGAAGAAGCGGACGATCAAGACAGCCACGCTCGTCACGAATTTCCAGCAACTCTGCGACGCGATCTCCAGTGGATATCCCGTAGCGCAGTGCAGCGTTCAGGGGTTCGTGTTCAAGAGAGACGAGGACGGCTTCTGCAAGGCGAACAATGCCGGGTGGGCCCACTGCACTGCCTTCATCGGAAAGCGGATGGGTCGGCGGCCCGGGGCTTTGTACTGGCAGTCCTGGGGTCCGAGGAGCAACTCTGGCCCACACTACTCAGGCGTGCCCGGCAAAGAGATGCCGCCCGCCTTCGAGGGCTGCACGTTCTGGGTCGACGCGGACGTCGTCGACCGGATGCTCAAGGGCCGAGATAGCTACGGGCTTTCGGGCTACAAGGGATTTCCTCCCCGCAAGCTCCCACGATGGACGGGAGGAATTCTGTGAAGCGTCTCCTCGTCGCCGCTGTGCTCGTGGCCGGGTGCGGGTCGCCTCCCGATCGGATGGACCTGCTCTGCGAGTGTTTCTCGAACGCCGCCTACGAGGCGTGCAAGGCAGGAAAGGCACCCTCGCCCATCGTGTGCTGCGGAAAGTGCAACAACACAGGGAAAGTCCGGAGCGGAGACGGACACGCGATCGTCGACTGCCCGTGCCCGGCAACGTGCAAGTGTAAGTGCAAGGACGGAAAATGCGCGATCAAGAAATGACCATCTCCGAGCTTCAGTCGACCGTATGGAAGCAGCTTCCTGTCGTCAGGAGAAACCTCGTCGGCCGGGATCGAATCAACGACTTGATCGCCGTCTCGATCGAGCAGTCTCCGGTCGAGTTATTCAGGCACGTCACGTCGAGCAATCACTCCCAGGAGATCGTCCTGGCGGCCTGGGGCCAAAGCGTGAAGCGAGGCTACTGCCTCATGCGGGAGTCTACGGACGAGACGCAGTTTGGGCCGATCTTCTGGATTCTGATCGGGCCCCTGCTCCAGGCGATCCTTCAGAAACTCTTGGACTGGTATTTCAGATCGCCGAAGAACGCCGTCCTCATGCGGGGATGGAAGAGGAACCTGACGAATGACTGACGAGACAAAGCAGACGATCATCGACGTGGCCCTCCGCGCTGCCGAGCGTTTTGGCCTGCCAGTCGTAATCCTGGCAGCCATGCTCTGGATGGCCCGCGAGGCCGCTACTTCGGTTCATCACTCCGTAATCGTTCCAATGGTCGAAAGTCACACGCAGTTCCTGGAGGCGACGTCTCAGACGCTCCATGAGCTTGGCAAGACACAGGACCAACAGGCGGAGACGCTCCGCGAGATTGCCGTCAGCCAAAGAGACATTCACAACGAGTTGATGAAGCAAAAAAAGGAGACAGTCAAATGATCGCGAGCTTCACCGTCGGAACGACCCAGGTGCAGGTCCTCCCCCCGCCATCTGGTAGGCCCTGGGCATTTGTGGCGATCGGCAACAACGGCCCGAGCAAGGCATACCTCAAGCTCGTTCCGGACGCCGACGCCGTCACAGCCTTAAACGGCGTCCCGCTCGCGGTGGACTCCGTACTGATCTGTGACCAGGACCTCCAGAAAGAACTTTTCCGGGGGAGCATTACGGCGATTGTGTCGTCGGGAACCACCACCATCTCGGTCCAGGCGTTCTGATGCCGTTCTGGGCAAACGAAAATACGATCTCCTTTGGCGGGGCCGCCCGCATCCTGCGACCGAAGCAGGATGTTGCGCCGCCAGCCGCGCCGGTGTTGTACTTTTCAGCATCAGACGAATATCAAAGTGCGTGGAACCTCGCTAACTGGTTTCAGAACGCCGCCTGCACTATTCCGGCGACGGCGATGCCGACATCCGCAGACGATGTTGTTTTTCTCACAGACGCGAACAACGTAGACGCTGCGTCAATCTTCGTATGCCGAAACCTGACTGCAAGTGGCGTAATACTCTACAGTTTCTACGAAAAGAAAATTCTGGCTGCGGGTGCCGTGACTCTCAGCAACGTATCATTGCAGGACTGCGATATAGAAGCCGTCTCAATCGTTGCGACAAACAGTAGCGGCGAAGGTTTTGATAATGAAACTAGGCTGGCAGCCAGTTCGATTACCCTCACTGATTTTACTGACACGGGGGCTTGTACTTTTGTCTCTCCAGACGCGCAGTTTTTTGGCAGTCTCCCAATTTACTACGCGGTAGGAAATGCCACTTTTAACGACACTGTCGTACTTTTATACGAGGTTACTGGCAACGCGACGTTCAATGACCAGTCGCAGAACCAAGCCACCGTCACCGGCAACGCCATCTTCAACGACGGTTCGTCAAACGCCAGCGACGGAACCGTCACCGGCAACGCGACGTTCAACGACGATTCTGCGAACACCTCGCTTGGGTACTGGGATGGCAATGCTTGGGTTTATGGCGTCGAAGGCAACGCGACCTTCAATGACAACTCCTCGAACAGAGGTCGAGTGAGTGGCAACGCGACGTTCAACAACAACTCTGCAAACGCCTTTGTAGTATTTGCTCCGACAGCGGATTTCGCTGGCGTGCAAGGCAACGCCACGTTCAACAATTCTTCAAAGGCGTGCGGCATCGTTGAGGGAACAACCACTAGCAATACGACTGGCGTGTGTGCTGTGCCGGGTGCCCCCACAGGATTGTCTGCAACCGCAATCCAAGACGGGGTTCAACTTGACTGGACTGCACCTAGCGGGGGCACGTCGATCACTGGCTACCTCGCGCAGTACAGCAGCGACGGCGGCACAAGCTGGACAGTTTCCAGTGCTAGTGATTGGTCTGAAGGCGAGACAATGGAAGTCTATGGCTTGAGCGGAGACACTTCTTACCTCTTTCGTGTTGCTGCGATAGGCGTGGGAGGCGTGGGGCCGTATAGCGGGACTGCGAGCGCCGTAACTTTCACCGAAGAAGGAACGCTTCTCCGAACCGAACAAGATGCCGACTGCTACGAATATGAAGTATTCGCGAACGGCGAAGGCGGGGAGTACCGGGAACAGGGGGACTTTTACTGCAACGCGCCTAGCCAACTCCCGGCACCTACGTTGACTCGTGGGAATATAGATGTAGATGGACCTGATTTTGATACAACGACGGACTCCATAGCGGTATCATGGCAGCAAGGAAACAATGCTACCGAATACTACCGCGTTGAAGGCAGCACGAACGACTTTGTCACTTCTACATTTTACGTTGAGGAAGAGGGCGAGGTTGTTGTCGGACTTTCACTTGGATCAGGCACACCAAATCCCGGCATTTACAAATTTCGCGTCTACGCAGTCAACCCAGCCGGTAGTTCGCCTGCCTCCGCCCCGTCAGCGCCAGTAATCTTTGCGTATACACCGTCCTCGCCGAGATCACTTTCAGGCGCGGCGGGGAACGGACAAGTCTCGCTGTCGTGGACTGTGCCTTCAAATACCGGCGGTGTCCCAATCACGGACTATATCGTTGAGTATTCGTCAAACGGTGGCACGACTTGGACAACATTCGCCGACGGGTCGTCTGCGGCAACGAGTGCGATCGTTACCGGACTGACCAATGGAACTTCTTACTTGTTCCGGGTAGCCGCCACGAACGGCGCTAGGACCAGCAATTATGAGACTACGGGCAGCATAACGCCCGCGCCGCCCGCAACAAGCCTCTGGAAAGTTGAAGCCCTCTCACCCGTGTACCACTGGAGCACCTGATAATGGCCGCGCCGAACGTAAACAGTCCCACTCGCGTCGAGTTCAAATCGGTCCGCCTCGCCGCTACGACGTCATCGCAGACGATTGTGTCTAACGGCGCAGCGAGCAATAGGGCAATCCGCGTCGTAAGCCTTATTGCGGCGAACATCGACGGCACCAACGCCGCTGACGTTACCGTCACGACGAGCGACGGTACGAACTCGCACGCCATCGTTTCGACGGTGACTGTGCCCGCCGACGCCACGCTCGTCATCGCCAGTCGGGAGAATCCGATCCACCTCGCGGAAGGCTGGACGCTCGCAGGGCTTGCGAGTGCGAACGGCGACATTGTTTTCACCACTGCCCACGAGGAAATCACCTGAGATGCCGAGCCTCAACGATCCATGCTGGCGCGATGCAAGCGGCGTGGCAGCGCTAGAACTGCCGTTTCGCGTGCGACTGCCCGACGGCACGACACGTACCGATCCCTCGCAGTGGAGCGAGGACGCCGACGTTCTCGCTGCTACCGGCTGGACGCGATCCACGCTCACGCAGGCCGATCTGGACGCGATGTTTCCCGCACCGCAGGAGCCGTCTTGGCTGGAGGCTGGCTATGAGACGCCGGACGGCTGGCGGCTCGGCTGGCAGGCCGATGACGTGGCCCTGCTCACGGGGCTGTACGTTCTCGCGGCACGGGCGAATCAACTGGGCATGACGCAACCTTGCGTTGTGACTGATATGAGCGGCGAGCGGCACACGCTGACGTTCGCGGAGTTTGAGGCTTTGATGTTGGGCTATGGCGCGGCCCGTGCGGCTGCTAGCGCAGGAGGTGACGCATGAGGGCGCGAGGGGGATTCATCGGCGCGAACGTCACGCCAGCGAGTGCGGCTTTCAACTCTGCGGCGAGCGGCGTGTGGACGGTGCGCGAAGCAGAGGCGCTGAAGCGGGCGGCGACTTGGCCGAGTGCGCCCACTGTGCCGGGAACGCCGACCTCGCTGTCCGCATCGGGGGGGAACGCACAAGCCTCGTTGACTTGGACTGCTCCCGCAAGCAACGGCGGCACGGCGATCACAGATTATGCCGTCCAGTTCTCTAGCGACAGTGGCTCAACGTGGACAACGTTCGCAGACGGGACATCAACGGCGACCAGCGCGACCGTGACTGGACTGACCAACGGTGTTGCGTATGTATTCCGTGTAGCGGCGGTCAATGCTATTGGCGCTGGACCGTACACGTCAGCGAGTAGCAGCGTGACGCCTGCCGCGCCAAGTTTCTCCACGACCCTCGCCTCCGGCGGCGGCGCAAATAGCTGGCGGTGGTTAACTGGAGGATACACAGACAGCCAAGTATGGATCGGCAGGGGGGATGATGGGACCACCGTGCAAAGCACGGGCTGGAGAACGACATTCACGCCTGCCAGCAAGCCGAGTGCAATTGCTTCCGCGACATTCACATTTCCGTATACATGGGCTACTGACCCCACGGCATTCACCGTTGTCCTGCGAGGGGCGCAGTTGGTTAACGCTGGTCAGGGGCTTCAGGGCACAAGCCCAACAACAGCCAGCGCAACAGCAAGCGTGACCACAAGCAACGGCACGCTGACATTCGACTGCACTGCCGTAATCGCGGAGATTATCGGCCAATCGGGCTGGACGCCAGGGAACTCCATCGTCCTTTATCTGTTTGGAGACAACGCAGGCACAGACAGGGTAATAAACACAATCGACACTGCGGGTTCGCTAGTAATTAACTACTCATAGAGTTAAACAATGCCATCACTCAAATCCCCAGTAGCATCAACTGTCAGCCAGAGATATGCGGCCAACGGGCGAACGTGTGCAACCGCATGAGACACACCCTAGAACTCCTTCTCTGCTCTGCCATCGGCGGCTACTGCCTCTGGCGTTGCATCGCCGTGATGCCCGGCGTGTTTGACGAGTTGCAAGCGTTGTTTGGGGAGATGCTCGGCCGGGCGAGAGACATTGAAGCGGCGATTGACGAAGCAGAGTGACGCTCTTCACCTTAGAGACGGCTATACCGGATACGGTATGTCGCTCTTGCACCAGTGTTGAGTCTGTTACGAAACCTCTGCCGTAAGAAAAACGGGCATAGGTTTCTTACAGAATGGCATTGCGCGGC